TCAGATTAAACTGTTCAAGTTTGGTAAAAAAATCTTCGACAAGATTACTGAAGCAATGAATCCTGAATTTGCTGATGAAACTCCTGTAAATCCATTTGATTTGTGGGAAGGTGCCAACTTCAAATTAAAGATTCGTAATGTTGAAGGTTATCGTAATTATGATAAATCTGAATTTGCTGATAAGTCATCTTTACTTGATGGTGATGATGATAAACTTGAACAGCTCTGGAAGAATGAATATTCTCTCAAGGAATTTACAGAGAAGAAACATTTTAAATCATATGAGCAATTGAAAGCACGTTTAGATAAAGCTCTAGGTTTTGAAGCTGTTGCTCCAAGAACTAAGGCTGAAGATTATGTGATACCGAAAAATTCACCTGATCTCGAAGGTCCCGTCTTTGATAGCACAACAAACATTGATGACGATGATTTAGATTACTTTAAATCACTAGCTGCTCAAGACTAAAATAAAACCCACCGAAAGGTGGGTTTTTTATACTATAACACTTTGAAATAAACTTGGTAAGTAATCTTGTGATTTATTTTCATCACCGACTATTGTTATATTTTCTTGATTATTTACATTATTAACAAAAACTAAAGGTACTTCTTCAGATAATGATCCGAAAGCCACATCAAATGAAGAAGAATCGATAATTTCTCCCATATTGCCCATAGATATAGGACTAAACACCGGAGGATTTTTTCTTATTTCTTCAGCTAATGCTTTACCTTCAGATTTCATTTTACCTGAAACTGCACCTATTTCACCGTGACCATATACTTTTAAATCACCATGTTTTTTTCTTAAATACGCTACGAGAGCTTTTGCTGATTTAGTTTGTGCTTCAGTGAATGACTCACTATTTTTAGAGACAATTTCTATACCAATTGAGTTGGCATTTGTTATTCCTGAAGTAGTTCCAGCATGATACATAATTGATTTGTCTGGCGCTAAATTATAAACCATGCCATCTCGATCTATGATATATTGTGATCCGTGTTTGTATCCTTTACTTTTTCCTTCTTTAGTCGTTTGAAATCTTTCAAATTCGTTAAGAGCACTACTCAATCTGTTATCGCCAGTATGATGTAAGACAATATTTTCCACTTTAGACATTTCACCATAAGTTCCGAAGTTGCCAGTAACTTTTTTCATACTGAAACCTTCAATTGTAACATCTTGTACACTTCTATTTTCAGAAGGTTTTTTCATAATACCCAAATTCAATGATTTATATAATTGTTCCATATAATTTCTAGAAGCTTCTGTGTCTTGATCTGTTGTTCCACTCCATTTTCTTATTGCTTGATTCAGTGGTAAATTGCTATATGCTGATGATTCCCATTTTTGACGTTGTGCTTTTTTTCCTGCTTCTACATTAGGAAATTGTGCAAAAGGTACTTTTTTTCCATTAATGTCTAAGAATTGTTTTTCAGAAGGTTTAGCACCTGTTCCTTTCAGTGACATATCACCTTCTTTGTAAAGCATTGCTCCTGGATTGTTAAGTATATTTGGTTTTGTTCCAGACTTTTCAAATCCTTCTGCTTTCGCTTGTGCATTTAAAAAGTTTTCTTTTTGTTCTTCCGTCAAATCTGAAAATGTTAATGTGGACAATTCTCTTTCCATATCAGAAGAACTTGGAAAAAGATTGATAGAAAATATTTCATCGATTGATTTATTTACAGAAGATACAAAATCATCAACAGCTACTTTTAAATCTATATTTCTTATTTTTTCTACAGCATCATATACACCTTTAATTGCTAGTGTAACTGCTCCTAATAATCCAGCAAAAAAAGCTGCATCCATTATATTACCCATTATATTACCTATAGTCAAAGATCCTGTAGAAGCTCTAGTCGTTTGTCTTTCTGGAGAATTGTCTGCTTTTAATTTTGATAATTGGGATTCGTACATTTCTTCGCGTTTTGATGCGGCTTTAAAATACATATCAGCCTTTGTTGCAGCATCAACTTTTTCTAATTTTAAAAGCTTTACCATATTTTGACGCATCACATTGAAGTCTCTATGCATCGACGGCAAAATACTTAAATTTTTAGCAGTAATTCTTGTATCAGACTGTATATTTTCAAAAATTGGTTTTATTTGTGAGACATCAGTAGAAGATTTTTCTATAGATTTACCGGATATTCTTGCAGTCGAAACTGTTTTTGCTTGATATCTTTTTAATCCAGGAAATAAAGCAGTCATCAATCCTCTTTGATTGATTAATTGTCGAGGATCAAACTTTTCTTTAAGTCTTTCTTTAATACCTCCGGCTAAAGATCCGGTGACACTTCCGCCTTGCCTTCTTTGATATGAAACTATATCTGATAATCTGGACATTTTAGTAACCAATATTTTTTGTAGGATTCATCATTATATCGGAAAAATACTTATCTATAAAATCATTGTTCCAAGCTGAAGCTGGACTTCCTAATTGATTTACAGGATTACTTTTTTTGACTACACTTTCTTGATTGACAATAATTGGTTGTTTAAAAACAACACTACTTCTTCTGTTATCTAAAGTTTTATCTATTAGGGGATCTATATATTTTTTTTCGGCCTCTGATACTAAACTTTTTATTTGATCAGGAACTTTAGACATATTATTTCTTATGGTTTCTGGTAAATTTCCTAATTGTTTAAATCCAGTAACAACTTGACCTGCGTCACGTTCAATATCTTCTATGAATTTAGGTTTCTTTGTAGGAAAAACACTTTCAAAAACGGGGTCAATAAAATCTTCCATGATATTTCTACCCATAATATTTAAAAAATCTTCCTTTTTACGATCTCTAGCAACTTGTATTGCATTGAGAACTGGTTTTTGTTCTCTACTTTCATATTGTTCTTTTACATACTTTTCCGTTAAATCCAATAATTTACTTCGACTTTGTGCATAAGCGTCATATAGATTTCCTAATTTATCTTCCGATAAATCTATTTTTCCTTCTTTGAATTTTATTAGCCTATCTATGACAGCCAAATATTTTCTTCTGTTATCACCCCACTCTGTTGCCTCTTTTTCTGTCAGAAACATTAGTTGAGTTCCTGTTAATCCTGGCACCTTTAAATTATAAGATTGTCTTTTTCCCTCTTGATACTCAAACAAAATATCTTTATTTAACATATGAACTAATTCTTTTGCATATGTTTGATCTAATTTAAATCCTCTACCTGGACCTCCACCTAAAGCTATAGTGTTTTTATCTACTAAACCTAAATTTTTATACTCATCTAGTGCTTTGCCTGAAATAGATGATTCTGGTATTTGTTGACCACCTTCTTCATCTCTAAAAGCTTTTCTTTCCGCTTCTAATGTGATTTCTCCCTCTTGCAATTTTCTTTCCATATAAGATTTAAGGGCTTCTCTACCTAAAATTATTGGAATCAAATAAAGTGCCATATTTCTGGCCAAAGTTTTCAGACCAGTTGCACTAAATAAAAAACTGAAAATTCCTTTACTAATAATACCAAATAGAAATTTTATCCAGTTTTTAGATACAAGCCTCTTAAATAAATCCGATATTTTATCTGATAAATTTATTCCAAGTAAACTATTCATTAAAGCTTTTACTATGGTCAATATTATACTACCTACAATATTTCCTAAAAACTTGAATACTCCTAATATTGCTTTACCTAAATTAGCTAAAGCACTAACTATCGAAGATAGTCCTTTTACTATAGAAGAAATTATTTTTCCAAAAAAGCTTTTAGAATTATCTTCTTCTTTTTTTCTTTCCTCATCTTTTAATTTTTGAATTTTACTTTGTTTATTTCTTTCTTTTTTTAGTTCTCTTTCGTATTTGTCCTCACGATCTTTTGCTTTGACAAAATACATATCAGCTTTTGTTCTTGCGTCACCACTTTTTAATTTGACTAACTTTACCATATTTTGACGCATTACATTTACATCTCTATGTAATGCTGGAAGAACCATGGTGTTTTTAACTGTCATTTTTGTATTAAAAGAAATAGTTTCTAAGATGGGCTTTATCTCATCAAAAGACATGGCTTGCATAGAAGATTTAGATATTTCTGTCGCAGCAGTTTTTGATTGATAAGTTTTTAACCCAGGAAATAATGCTGTTAATAATCCTTTTTGATTTATTAACTGTCTAGGGTCAAACTTTTCTTTGAGCCTTTCTTTGATACCTCCAGCTAAAGCACCAGTTACACTACTGCCTTGACTTCTGCGTGAAGCAACGATTTCTGTTAATCTTCCTGTCTGTGGTGGTTTTTTAGTTGCCATGTATTATCTCTTTTGATTTTGTGCAGCCTTTAATCTTTCTGCTTCTTCTTCTAGATATCTCATTAACATATTCACATAGATATCTTTTTCCCAAGGAATCATATTTTCCAACTCTGTTAAACTGTACTTGTGGTGTTGCATTAGTGCAAAGTTGGTGTGATAGTGATTCTGTAAGTTGTCATGACCAAATATTAACCGAAAAAACTTTGTAGACCTTCTAACTCAATATTTTCTTGATAACCACATTTATTACAATGAAAATCTACTTTCTTTTTAAGTTTTGGCATAGTATCAAAAAACTCTTTAATTTTTTCCAAATCTTTAGATTGTAAAGAATCTAAGAATTCGGTCAGTTCTTCTTTAGAAGAATCTTTTGCATAATATACGTTATTTTCGTCATAAATGTAATCAATGCAATTTATGATTAAATCTAAAACAACATTAAAATCTTCTACATCAGTATTGTCTTTGATTAAATTCATTTTTGGATATTTCATAAAAATACCCAATTTATCGTTAATTTCTATTTTGTTTGAGTGATTTAAACTCTTAATAGGATCGATCTCTAAAACATTTAATTCTATCTCTACTGGACTATTACATTTTTTAGGATCTTCTTCTGTGCCAACATCATTGTTGCAACGATATCTTAGTTTAACTATTTCTCCAATTGAACGAGCTCTGATATTTAAAAACAAATATTCAATATCAAAAGTTGGCAAGTCTTTTATATCAATCTCACTTATGATACAATTATTTAAAACTTGTATTATTGTATCAACAGAATACTTTGCATCATCTGATTCATACGCCATCAAAAATAATTTTTCTTCTTTGACCGTAAAAGGTCTAAATTTGATAAATTCACCAGTAGAAGGTAATTTTATTTCATATACAGGTACATCAATTTTAGGTAACATAGTAACTCCATTTAAAATTTAAAGAAATTCTCAAATAATTTTGTACTCTTTGCTCCAAAATAAGAAGCTGCTGCTTCACCGAGATCATAATATCCCTCATAAATTGGTTCGTATTTTTGATACGCAAATTGAACAGTTAATCTATGATATCCATCATCACTCCATGCTAGAGGTTGTGCGGCAAGTCCTATAGGAAAAGCATCTCTTAATTTCACAGAATATATTTGTTTAATGAATTCATCATACTGAAGTATTTGAATATCCGTCATGTAACGTGTCGATTCATCTTTAGGAAATCTTAAGTTATTTGTATCAGACGGCATGATTGCATCGATCCAAAGATCAAATAACTTTCTCTCGTAAAAATCATTCGTACAAATAAAACTTAAACTAATATCATTATATTGTTTTTGATAAGGAATTTTAAATGTAGGGCCATAAATTTTTATGTCAGCTGTTTGTAATGTTTTTCCAGGGAGCTCAGCGGTGTCACATTGTAAAGAGAGATATCTTGTAATTGAAGGATTAGAAGTTCTTCTAAATGGTTCTCCTGTCGTTTCATAACTGGTTGTTTTACTTACCCAATCTGTAATGTCGGTGACAAGAGTATTTGGTAAATTTAATAATTGTTCTAACACTCCCGTACTAACGAAATTACCTATGTAACGAGGAATTGGTAAAATTACTTTAAATCTATTTGCTCTTGCTGGTCCGTCTTTTGATCGTAAGTTGGAGAGAAACAATGTTGGTGTAAAAGACATTAGAATGTATCCTTAGAATCTTGAAAAACTTGAAATTTAGAAACGGGTTTTTTATTGGATGTAAAATCTTCCATTGGAAGTAAAACAGCTATATCCCATTCTTCAGCACTTATTTCTAAAAATCTTGATTGTATTTGTGTAAACAGATATCTTTTTATACAAGCATTTTTTTCAAATATTTTTGATGCAGATTTCAATGTTTGATATGTTAATTTTAATTTTGTGGTTTTGTCAAATTTGTCATTATTGGCATAAGAACTGAGTTTATCCATTAGTATTATTCTTTGCTTAGGATGAATATAATGCAAATTCAGTCCTAAAAAACCATCGGTATAAGGTTCTATTGGTAGAACTAAAGGAAACCTATCATAATATTTCATTTTTTCTTTTGTTTTAGGATCGTAAAAGAAAAAATACATTCTACCAACAATACTACGTTCACGCAACCTTGCCATATCGTTCATTAGACTGGCTTTTGTTGGTTTTAAATTTTCAACCTTCGTGCGTAACCAATCTCTAGATTCTCTTGATCTAGCAGCGTAACCTTCTTTCTGAAGTGATGCTTGAATTCTGTCGATTAAATATGCCATCGACTATTTATACTAGACCCAGATCGTTTTCTGTGAGTATGAGAAACTTCCAACCGTGTTCTTTACAGAACAGGTCTGCTGCTTTCCATTTTTCCTGATTGATCGCATATGTCGCAGCCTCTTGTAAAAACCTTTTTGTTTTTCTTTTTTGTTTAGGTAACTTAGTTTGAGATTCTGGCTTTACTTCGAGTATGTAAGTCATCACGGTTCCGTCTTTTTTCTTCGTTTTAACAACAAAATCTGGAAAGTAACGATGCATCTTTTTGTCGATTGGATTTCGATACGGTATGAAAAGTTCTTCTGATGCCCACCATGTTACCATAGGATTTTCATCAAGATATTTCATGACATAGAGTTCCCACGAAGAACGATAAATTATATTTGTCGCATCTCCGTTGTACTTTGTTGGATTCTTAGGGGTAAACTTTCCTGAATATGGCATAAATATTATATATTCGAAAAGGAATCGTATGGCGTTCTTTACTTTAACTGACATCAAGATATCAGACAAGCAAAAAGGATTCAAATCTAGTGATCTTTTGCCTAATAAAAAGTACATGTCTAATGTGTTAAGATATCCTATAGACATAGGATCTCTAGATAAAGGCCACTATATGGTCATTCATATCAATCAACAGGTGAAAACTAGATTCAAAAAAGAACTTTCTGGAGATTTACCAACTATTTTACAAAATCAACAAAATACTGGAATTAAAAGTCCAATCTCTCAAACAATTTCAGGATTCACTGAAATAGCACAAGATGTTGGCAAATCTGATATTGCAAAAGTTATTGGTGGTTACATGGAAAAACAGGCCTCTTTGTTTACTGAAAAGGCAGCTGCCAGAATTGAAAATATGGATGAGCAGTTTCGAGCTCCATTAGAAAATGCTCTTGAAGGAGGAAGTTCTGTTGGAAAAGGAATAGCTACCGCAACTAAAGAAGTTTTTAGTTTATTAGGATCAGACAGAGGATTAAGAACAATAGAAAGAACTACAGACAGTATTGCTTTCTATATGCCCGATACATTAAATTTTACAAATAATCAACAATATTCTACAATGGAATTTGGTGCTTCACCATTAGCGTATTTGGCAGCAGCAACTGCTGGTTACAGTCAAATAAAAAATTCTGATAAAAAAATTGAAGATGCTGTCAAAAATTTAACACCTTTTATTTTGAATAGTGTATTAAAAAATAAATTTGGAAATGCTGGTGCAGGAATTTTTGCAGCAGGAACAGGTACAGTTCTAAATCCCCAACTCGAAATGATATATACTTCTCCTTCTTTTAGAGAATTTAGATTTGATTTTATGTTATATCCTAGAAGTTCTAAAGAAGCTCTTGAAGTACAAAGAATATTAAACAGATTAAGATTTCATCAAGCACCAGAAATTTTCAAAGAAGGTATAGGCGCATTAGGAGGTTTTTTTATGGTGCCTCCTTCAGAGTTTGATATTGAATTTTACTACAATGGTAGAATTAATCCTAACATACCTAGAATTTCAACTTGTGTTTTAACGTCTATAGACACTGATTATGCTCCAAACGGTTGGTCTGCGTATGAAGTTCCTGAAAATGGTGGAGCTCCAGCATTAGGAAAAACTGGTATGCCAGTAGGCATAAAGTTATCACTGAATTTCCAAGAAACAGAAATTCTGACTAAAGACAATTTTAATAATGTCGTTACAACAGACTTTACTTCTGACAGTAGTGGTTCTATTGAAACTCGTTATAATGAATCTAAAGATTTAAGATAAGGCGCTATTAAATGGCAAAATTTTTTAATTACTTTCCTAAAGTTGTTTATTTTTCTGATAGAGATCAACCCTCTTTAGATATTATAACGAATTTAACTTTTAAGTTTAAATTTAATGAAGGATTCAAAGAAAATTCTGTTGTGTATTATGATTACATAGTTCCCGAAGGAGAAACTCCAGAAATTTTAGCTGATAAATTTTATAATTCCTCGGAAAGACATTGGATAATATTGATGGTTAATAATATAATTAATCCATTAATTGACTGGCCAATGAATTACATAACTTTAAACAAATATATTAATTCAAAATATTCTGCAAATAATTATGCTGACTCTGCTAACACTTCAGTAAGCGGTTTATCTTGGTCAAAATCCAATATAAAAGAGTATTTTATAAAAGAAAAAAATACCGTAATTAGTACGGGAGAATATACAGAAAAAACTTTAATTATAACTCAACAAGACTATGCTAATACATCTCCAGTAACAACTAATAACTATACGTTAAGTGACAGTACACAAATAGAACTTAAAAAAACAAGAGGATCAAAAACTTATTATGAATACGAATTAGAAAATAATGAAAACAAAAGAAAAATTAAATTATTAAAAACAGAATTTGTTCCTTTATTGGAAAAAGAGTTTAAAGAATTAACAAAATAATATGAGCTATGATTACTTAATTTCAACTGGATTTAGAATAAAAGAACTAAGTCTAGTTGCAAAAGATAAAACTGAAAGAACTCTTATTGGTCACTATAAAGAATTAAATATTTTTGATTCTATACTGCAACCTTGTTTAACTGGAAATATATTAATAGAAGATTCTTCTGGGCTATCGGATTCCTTTTTATTTGATGGTAACGATTTTTTAAAAATTCATATTGGTAAAGTTGATGATGATTTGTTGGACATTAAAAGAATGTTTAGGATTTATAAACAATCTGATAGAACGGTCGTTAATCAAAATAAAGAAACTTATATACTTCATTTCATTTCTGAAGAATATATAACATCTCAGTTTAAAAAAGTTGGTCAGTGTTTTTTAAATACAACTTATACTAATACAACTCTTAAAATACTTAGAGATTATATGAAAACTCCTGAAGAAAAAATTAAAGGAGGAGAATTTAATGATTCTTTAGGAATTAGAGACGTAATAGTTCCTCTATATTTAAATCCAATTGATGCTATATTGTGGATAGCAAAATTGTCTATTGATATGGAACACAGGCCTTGTTTCTTATTTTATGAAAATATTTTTGGTTATAATTTTACAAGTTTGAGTAATTTGTTAAATAAAGAATCTGTTGTAAATATAAATTTTGATCCTAAAAATTTAAATAGCTCAGACGAATCCAAGGATATGTTAGGGGCTAGATATTTTCAAGTAATTCAACAATTTGATATATTAACAAACATTAAAAATGGAGTTTATTCTGGTAAATTTATTGGATATGATAGAAATATAGGACAAAGTATGGAATTAAATTTTGATTATAATTCTATAAATCATCCTAAAAATTCCAGAAATAATGGCCCAGCTGTAGCAAATTTAAAACTTACTGATGGTGATATTTTAAACACTTTTTCTGAATCTAGTATTGTTGAAGGTTCAACCAGTTTAGTAACTAGTTCTTTAAATGATGTTAAAGAAAATAGTCCTGGTGAATTTGAGAAAAAGATAAATTACGAACAAATATTATTTCAACGGAAATCAATATTTACAAATCTCTTTTCTCAAAGAGTTAAGTTAGTTATTCCTGGAAATTTTGCTGTTTCGTCTGGAGTAAACGTATATTTAAATATACCAAAATTTTCAGAAAAAATTCCTGGCGAAAATAATTTGGATAGAACTTTGTATGGACACTATTTGGTGATTGCAGCTAGACACAAATTAACTCCTGACAATAAACATGAGACTATTTTTGAAGCTTGTACAAACAGTTCAAATAGAAGCGATATGAGTGATAAAATGATTGGAGTTGTTGATTATGCCCACGAATCCTTTGCATAAAAAAATTAAAAGGTAAAATATATGACGATGCAAGTTGTAGAACGAGATGCTATAGTTGTGAATAATGCTGACCCACTTGGAATAGGTCGACTTCAAGTTTTCATTTACGGTGTACATGATATAACTGGAATTAAAACTCCTTTCGAAAATCTTCCTTGGGCATTTTCAACACAATCTCCAAATGTTGTTTCTATTCCAAAAATATGGACTCCAATAAAAGTCAGATATAAATTTTCTTTTGGAAATGCAATGAGATCGTTTGCTGCTCAAGATGCTTTAGAGTGGCATTCACCTTCTCCTTACTTAAAAATAACTGGAAATAGAGATCCAAGACTTTATCTAAAATATGATAGTGAAAATCAAAAATTTTTAAATGAAAGTCCGGTGGACTATTCAACGATTAAAAATAAAATATCTGATTTAGAATTTGAAAAAAAACAATTAGAAGGTCAGTTAAATGCTAACCTAGAAGAATTAAATGCTTTAAATACGGATGAAGAAAAATATCAAGTTTCACCTATAGATGAAGTTGCTTATACTTCTACTATTGAAAACTTAAAACTTGAACGTGATAATTTTTTAAATGATGTTGGTTCAATTGGTCCAATATCTGGTCAATCTTACGACAGTAGAATTGAACAGTTGGATACAAACATAAAATCTTTAAGAAATTTTGCTATTGTAACTTATGATAATAGTGATGAAAAAAAGAATGGTTTAACATTAGAACAATATACTGATGAAGTTACCGCTGAACAACTATCTGAAAGAACAAAATTAGTAGATAGATTAGGGTTATTAAATCGTAATTTATTTGATGCAGAAAGTACTTTAGCTAATCTTATTTCAAATTCTAAAAATCAATTAAATAGAGTAAATGATCTTAAAAAATCCATTCAATCAGATATAGATAAACAAAGTCTTAAAATACAAGAAATAGATAAACAACTTGCAGAGTTAAAGTCTCAGGCTCCGAATGCTCCAAATTCTTTAACTTCTATAGAACAGGCGAGATCATTGGATGCTAGAGTTGGCCGATATGATGAAACTTCTGGAAAAGTTTATAATACGCAAGAAGAATTGATAGGTAATTGGACAGGATATTTTTTCTACTTGCCTGGTTACGCATTACAGCCTGGACCTTCTATACCGGACAGAAAAAAATTAATACCAATAGATTCGAAAGGTAGAATAAGTGAAGAATCTTATTTACAATCAACAAATCTTAATGGTTCAAAATCTGGCCAACTGAGTACAATTATAGATCCTTCGGATAGCGTAGCTATAGAAAAATCAAATAATGATAAAACTTGGAATTGTGATATTTCTTATGAAACTAGATTAAAGATTCTTACTAAAAGACAAGAAATAATTCAAGCTGTTAGATGGTTAAGAGATAAAATACTTGCTCTTTTTCCAATTGATGGAAATTCTGCTACGGCTCAGTGGATTAAAGAAACGGCTAAACTTTTAACAGCTGTTCTTAAAAGTATTCAAAAGTTTTTAAAATTTATAAATGAGATAGTTTTGGAGATTGCAAAAATTACGGCACAAATAAGACAATTAATAAATTGGATATTAAGTTTACCAGCAAGACTTTTAGTTTTATTACAAGACTGTTTGAATCACTTTTTCAATTCATTAAATGATGCTTTTTCCGAATCATTGTCTTTGACTGGTGATAGTGGTGGAAGTGTATCTTTTTCCGAGGTAACTGATTTGGTAAAACAAACGCAAAGTACAATTCAAACAGCAACAGAAACAGTAGAAGCAACAGCGATAGTGTATACAGAAATTAAAGCGATAGAAGCAACATTTGAAAAGGTATAGTGATGGCAGATACAGAAGTTAAAAAACCAGAAGGTGATAGTACTTGGTATGAACCCGATTCTCAAGCAAATAATTCAGTTTATCCTCATGTAAAAGGATTTTATTCTGATTCTGGACATTTTGTTGAGATGGATGATACCCCATCGTTTGAACGAATAAGATTACAACATAGAATAGGAAATTATACTGAAATACAATCTGATGGAACCGAGATACATAAAATTATTGGTGATAATTATGAAATAGTTGTTAAGAACAATCATGTTTTGATAAAAGGTTATTGCTCTGTGACTATAGAAGGTGACTCTAAGTTAAATGTTAAGGGAGATGTTTATCAAAACATTGAAGGTAATGTTTATCAAAACATTGAAGGTCAGATGGACGCTGTTGTCACCGGTGAGGTAAATTTAACTTCAGAAGCAGATGTAAATATAACAGCTGGCGGTTTAACTGGACAAATTAATTTAAATGCTCCTTTTTCGGTTCATGTCGAAGGTGATTTAACAGTAAACGGAGGAATATCTTCTACAGGACCTATTGCTTGTTCTGAAAATATAATAGCAAGTAAAAAAGTTTTTGGTGCTTTAGGATTAGTAACTCCTACTGGAGTTTTAGTTGGCCTTCCCGACGCAGGTCCTATTTTGCCTGGAATATATTCTGCTGGTCCTATTTCGTCACTTTCTTCGGTTACAGCACCCGTTTTGAACGATATTGTTGGACCAATACAGATATTCAGACATGCGTATACATATCATTTTCATCCAGGAGATTCTGGAGGAGTTACTGGAATTCCTAGCATAGGAGCTTTATAATGGCAAATGTTTTAAATAGATTAACAACTACTTTCAATTCGACCAAATTCGGTGATGATATCAATTTAAGTGATAGAGCTAAAGCTTTTTTAAATACTGGTCCTATAAAAATAAGTTCTTGGGCAGCTAGTGACTTAGCTAACGGTGCAGTAACACGTTCAGATTATTTTCAAAATCCTGTTGCATCTTATGTTTCTAGTATATCTTCTAATTTAAATTTAATAATAACTTTATGCACTTCGGATCCAGCCAATAATTATCCATCTTCAACGGCTGCCGTACAGAATCTAGCCAATTCTTCTAATAATTTGGTAACTCAATTAAATTTATTTTTACAACATACAAATAGAATATCGGGTGTTTCGGAAAGTTATTTTGATTCTTCTACAGGAGTTATAAAACCTAATTATCAAGATTGTGTTGGATCTGGTGGAATGTTACTAACGATACTAGGAACAACTGATAATGTTAGAAATTCCACTCCTATCTTGAATCAATTTACTAGTTTATATATTGAGGACGAGTTGTCTGCTAATAATTGGAGTATAGGAAATACAAAAAATTCATTACAGACCGTACCTTCTTCACTAAACACATCTGAAGTAAATGCAATGAACGTGATTATAAACACCGCAAATACATTACTTTATACAAGAAGAACTGAAGATGAGAACTATTTTTATACTTCCCAACAAATTTTAAAAGATTTCCAGATATTAAATGGGCTTCAAAATTCAGGAAGTACTGAGAAAAGTCTAATTGCCAATAAAATAGGAACTGCGAAACTCAAAACCTCTTTAGGAATTGAATAAATAATAGATGGCCACAATTACTACTAATGTTGCAAGAACTTATAAGGATTTAGACCTCCTTTTTAATGTTCATCCAATAAAAAAAGATATTAATAAACACACAGCAGAAATGTCTGTGATTAATTCTATTAAAAATTTGGTTTTAACCAACCATTATGAACGACCTTTTCAACCAGAAATAGGGTCAAATGTCTCGAAATTATTATTTGAAAATTTAGATTTTGTTACGGCTTCTGCGTTAGAAAGAGAAATTCTTCAAACCATAAGAAACTTTGAGCCTAGGGCTTCCGTTTACAGAGTTAGAGCTTTACCTGATTATGACAACAATGGTTTTACAGTAGATATGGAATTTACTATAGTAAATAGAACTGAACCCATAACAATAACTTTTTTTCTAGATCGAGTAAGATAAATGACAGATCGTTTAAGAGTAACAGAACTTGATTTTGATGAAATCAAAACAAATTTAAAAAATTTTTTAAAAAGTCAAAATGAATTTACTGACTATGATTTTGATGGTTCCGGATTAAGTGTTCTTTTAGATATTTTGGCTTATAACACGCATTATAATGCTTACTATCTAAACATGATAGCAAATGAATCTTTTTTGGATACGGCTTTACTTAGAAATTCTGTTGTCTCTCATTCTAAAAAGTTTGGTTACGTTCCTAGATCAGCAACAGCTGCAAGGGCAACGATTAATTTTACTATTAATAGTTTAAACTCTACACCAGGTAGTTTAACTTTACCTAGGGGATATGTATTTCTTTCTAGTCTAATCGATAATAAAGTTTATAATTTTGTTACGTTGGAAGATACCACAGTAACAAAAACAGGAACAAATTTTGTATTTAATAATTTGAAGATATATGAAGGAACTCTTAACAGATATTCTTTTAATTACTCAGAATCTTCTAATCCAAAACAAATATTTACTATACCAAACGAAAATGTAGACACTTCAACATTAAAAGTTACTGTACAGCAAGCATCATCTAATACAGACTCAGTTGTTTATAGTTTAGCAACCGATGTGTTAAATCTAACATCAAATTCGAACGTCTATTTTTTACAAGAAGGCCTTAATAATCAATACGAAATTTATTTTGGCGATAATATTATTGGTAAAAAAATACCTGATGGTGGAGTTGTGAATGTAACCTATCTTTCAACCAGCGGTTCTGTTGCAAACAAAGCAAATAATTTTGTAGCTACGTCACCAGTTTCTTCATTCACCACTTTTACGGTGATTCCAGTTGCAGCATCAGCAGGAGGATCAGAGAAAGAATCTGTAGATCAAATTAAATTTGCTGCTCCTTTACAGTTTATTTCTCAGAATAGAGCTGTTACAAAAAATGATTATGTAAAATTAATACAACAAAAATATCCACAATTTGATGCCGTAAATGTTTGGGGTGGCGAAGAAAATATTCCTCCTGTTTATGGTAAAGTTTTTATTTCTGCTAAACCAAAATTAGGATTTGAAGTTTCTGACACAGAAAAAGATTTTTTTATAAATGAAATCGTTAAGCCAATAAGTGTTCTAACTGTTACTCCAGAATTTGTTGACGTTGATTATAACTATGTAAAATTAATTTCTACAGTTTATTATGATCCAACAAAAACGGATTTAAATTCTCAAACATTACAATCAAAAATTAGCACAGCTATAAATTCTTTTTCTAATTTAAATTTAAATAAATTTAATTCTATTTTTAGTTCATCAAAACTTAGAACAAATATTGATAATAGTGATGTTTCTGTTATTTCAAATGAATTAGAAATATTTTTATCAAAAAGATTTAGACCATTATTAAATCAAACAAATACTTATATTTTAGATTTTGGAGTTGAACTATCCAGAGGTACAACTTTAGATAATTTTTATTCTTCTCCAACATTTACTATATTAGACGAAAATCTTGTCGAAAGAACTTGTTTTATTGAAGAAGTTCCTTCTTCGTTTACTGGAGTAGAAACAATTTCAGTTATAACTCCAGGATCAAATTATACTACCACTCCTACTATTGAAATTGTTGGTGATGGTAGAGGAGCTAAAGCAACGGCTATTATAATAAATGGAAAATTAAACTCCGTAAAAGTAACTAATCCCGGTATCGGTTACACTACCGCAGCTATAAGAATTATTGGTGGTGGTGGAACTGGAGCTACAGCTGAAGCTGTTTTAGAAAATAGATTCGGTAAAATTCGTTTAGCATATTTTAAACCTGATGAAGTTACCAGCAAAAGTACGAAAGTTATTTTAAATGCTTCAAAGAATGAAGGAATTACTGGAACAATAGATTATGTTTTAGGTAAAATTACAATAAACGATTTTTCTCCTTTATCAATAGATAATGACTTTGATGAGTTAACCGTAAATGTTAGACCTAAATCTACAGGATCAAACTGACCCAACAAGTGTTGTTGTTGAATTAAAGACGGTATAATAAATGTCAGAATTAATTGTTTCAAACTTAGTTTCGGGCCAGTTGCCCGATTTTATAAGATCCGATAACCCAAAATTTGTATTGTTTTTAGAAAAATACTATGAGTGGTTGGAAAGCAGTAATAATGCTTTGTATGAAGTTAAAACTTTATATGATTCGAAAGATATAGATTTAGTAGATGACTATTATCTTAACGAAATAATAAAAGAAGTTTTACCTTACTTTCCAAAAGAAATATTATTAGACAAATCGACTTTTATAAAACATGTTGGTAGTTTTTATAGATCAAAAGGAACTCCAGAAGCTGTAAAATTTCTTTTTAGAATTTTATATAACGAAGAAATAGAGATTTATTTTCCTAAAGAACAGGTAATAAAATCTTCCGA